TCTGGTCTATGCGCTGGGCGCGAAGTATCGCGCGAACGGCACGTTTGTGCTGAACTCGAAAACGGCCGGTGCAGTGCGCAAGATCAAGGATGCGGACGGTCGTTTCCTTTGGTCGGATGGTCTGGCGGCGGGCGAGCCTGCGCGTCTTCTGGGCTATCCTGTGCTGATCGCAGAGGACATGCCGGACGTTGCATCCGACAGCTTCTCAATTGCCTTTGGTGATTTCGGTGCTGGCTACACAATTGCCGAACGCCCGGACCTTCGCATTCTGCGGGATCCGTTCTCGGCCAAGCCAAACGTTCTGTTCTACGCCACCAAACGCGTGGGCGGCGACGTGAGCGACTTTGCGGCGATCAAACTGCTGAAGTTTGGCATCTCCTAAGCGGATGTAACGGTTGGCGTGGTCCGTGAGTTGGGCCGTGCTGACGGAGGCGCGTCGGCGATGCGCGATCCTACTGCCTTGTCCCTCGGGGCGGCGGGATCTGCCGACGCGCGTTTATCTCCCGATGCGAGGGACGAATATTCGGAGTTCTCGTCATGATGTTGATTGAGCAGACCGAGGTGGCCGCAGAGGCCCTGCCGGTCGCAGAGTTCACAGATCATCTGCAACTGGGCAGTGGGTTTGCCGATGACGGATTGCAGGATCCAGTGCTGGCGACGTGTTTGCGGGCGGCGATTGCCGCTGTGGAAGCGGAGACCGGCAAGGCGTTGCTGACACGGCAGTTTAAGTATGTGGTCTCGACGTGGCGCGATTTTGCGCGTCAAAGCCTGCCGGTGGCGCCAGTGGCGGTGGTGGATGAAATGTCGATTACCGACATTTTGGGCGCGCAGTCCATCGTTGCGGCGACGCACTATCGGTTGGTGCCGGATTACTTCCGACCGCAGGTGGTTGCCAAGGGCTGGTCGTTACCGGTGATCCCTCAGGGGGGTACGGCAGAGATCACGTTCAAGGCGGGGTTTGGTGCGACGTGGGACAAGGTGCCTGCGGATATCGGGCAGGCCGTGTTGATGCTGGCGGCGCATTTTTACGACCATCGTTCCGCGTTGGTCGAACGCGGTAAGTCTTTGCCTTTCGGGGTGTCTGCATTGCTTCGCCGACACCGTCCGGTGCGCTTGCTTGGAGGTGGCGCATGATGCCCCGGCTTTCGCGCAAGCTGGTGCTGGAGGCCCGTGGCAGCACCGGTGACGGCGCGGGCGGGCGGACTGGAGGGTGGCAGGTCTTGGGCACGCATTGGGCGCAGGTTGAGGCGCGCCTTGGGCGGTATGAGACAGGCGACGGCTATCCGCGCGCGCGGGTGCCTTACAATGTGACTTTGCGCGCGATGCCGCAGGATGCACCGTCTCGCCCGCAAGCCGGGCAGCGGTTTGTCGAGGGCAGTCGAGTGTATCTCATCAAAGCTGTGGCTGATGAGGCGAACGATGCGCGTTATCTGATTTGCCATGCGGATGAGGAGGTTGCGGCATGAGTTATGCAATTTCCGGCGCGTTGCAGCGCGCGGTTTATCAACACTTGATCACGGATGCATCTTTGTCAGGTTTGATCGGGAGCGCGGTTTACGACGCGGTGCCGACTGGCCCTGTGGCGGGGACATACGTGGTCCTTGGCGAGGAAGAAGCGCGAGATCGTTCCAGCCAGACCGGAGCCGGGGCCGAGCATCGGGTTTTGATCGCGGTGGTGTCGGACGCGGAAGGCTTTGAGACGGCGAAGGCTGTCGCGGGGGCTGTGTCGGACGCATTGAGCGATGCGGATTTGACTTTGGATCGTGGACACTTGGTGTGCCTTGCATTCCAGCGGGCGCGGGCGCGCCGTGTGCGGTCGGGGCAGACCCGGCACATTGATCTGACCTTCCGCGCGATCGTGGAAGACGACTAACGCAACCAATTTTTTGGAGACCGAACCAATGGCCGCACAAAAGGGCAAAGACCTGTTGATCAAGCTGGACCTGACCGGGGCCGGGCAATTCGAAACTGTGGCGGGACTGCGCGCCACGCGCATCTCATTCAACGCCGAAACCGTCGATGTGACATCCTTGGAAAGCCAGGGTGGGTGGCGCGAACTGCTCGGCGGCTCGGGCGTGAAGGCGGCGTCAATTTCGGGGTCTGGCGTGTTCAAGGACGCGTCGACCGATGAGCGCGCGCGCCAGATTTTTTTTGACGGTGAGACGCCAAATTTCCAAGTGATAATCCCCGATTTCGGCATCATTGAGGGCGCGTTTTTATTGGTTTCGTTGGAATATGCCGGATCGCACGACGGCGAGGCGACGTATGAATTGTCGCTGGCCTCGGCGGGTGCTTTAAGCTTCACGGCGCTTTGATGGCGAACCCGTGGGAAGGCGAAGTTGCGATCCGCTTTGGCGGTGCGCGGCACGTGATGAAGCTGACGCTGGGCGCATTGGCCGAGTTGGAGGCCTCAATGGCGGCAGATTCGCTGGTGACCTTGGTTGAGCGGTTTGAGACGGGCGCGTTTTCGACGCGCGACGTCTTGGCGTTGATCGTGGCGGGCTTGCGGGGCGGCGGCTGGCGGGGCGATGCGTCAGATTTACTGAGCGTTGAGATTGAGGGTGGCGCGCCTGAGGCGGCGCGGCTTGCGGGCCAGTTGTTGGTGCGCGCGTTTGCCTATCCCGACGCATGAGCCGGTTTGACTGGACAGGTTTGATGGAGGCCGGACGGGGTGTTGGATTGCGCCCCGTTGATTTCTGGCGGCTGACGCCGGCGGAGTTGGCGTTTGTGTTGGGCAAGTCCGGACAGGGCGCGCAATTGGGGCGCGCGCGGCTTGAAGAGTTGGCGCAAGCCTTTCCCGATAATGTGAGCGAGGAACGAGATGGACGAGATTGATAGCTTTGAAGATCAAGTTTCGGCGTTGGAGGCAACTTTGTCCGAAGCCGGATCGGTGACAGCAAATTTTGCCAGTGAAGTCAGCAAGATGCAGGATGCCATTCAGGAAACCAGCAAGGACGCGGAGGCGTTGTCTCGGGGGCTTTCGAAGGGTCTGAGGCGGGCGTTTGACGGGTTGGTGTTTAATGGGATGCGGGCGAGCGATGTGCTTGGCACGGTCGCGCGGTCGGTGGTGAACACGGCCTATTCAGCGGCGATCAAGCCGGTGTCGTCACAGATTGGGGGGCTTTTGGCACAGAGCGTTTCGGGAGCTTTTGGTGGAGCTTTCGCGAATGGAGCGTCGTTTTCGCAAGGCCGTGTGACGCCGTTTGCGAGCGGAGGGATTGTGTCGTCTCCGACATCGTTTCCGATGCGCGGTGGCACGGGGTTGATGGGCGAAGCGGGGCCTGAAGCGATCATGCCGCTGAGCCGTGGTGCGGACGGAAAGCTTGGCGTGAAGATGGAAGGTGGCGGACGGGCGGTGACGGTCGTGATGAACATTTCGACGCCGGATGCGGCAAGCTTTCAGCGCTCGCGTACGCAAATTGCCGCCCAGATGAGCCGGGCTTTGGGGCGTGGTCAGCGCAATAACTAAAGGGTTAGCACATGTCATTTCACGAGATCAGATTTCCGGCAAACCTGAGTTTCGGCACGACCGGGGGGCCAGAGCGTCGCACGGATATCGTGAGGCTTGCCAATGGTTTTGAAGAGCGCAACACGCCGTGGGCGCATTCGCGCAGGCGCTATGATGCGGGCCTTGGTATGCGGTCATTGAGAGATGTTGAGGCTTTGCTGGCGTTCTTTGAAGCTCGACGGGGGCAGCTCTTTGGGTTTCGATGGAAGGATTGGGCGGACTACCGGTCTGGTCCGGTCTTGGCGTTGCCTGAACGGGATGATCAGGTGGTAGGCACGGGGGACGGTTCGACCAAATCGTTTCAGCTTGTGAAGACCTATCGCTCGGGTGAGCAGACCTATTCGCGGCCCATTTCCAAGCCAGTTCTAGGCAGTGTGAATGTTGCTTTGCAAGGCGACGCTCAGATTGAGGGGGTCGATTATACGGTCAAGACAGGCACTGGGTTTGTTCAGTTCGTGGATGCTCCGGAGCCGGATGCAACCGTGACCGCGGGGTTTGAGTTTGATGTGCCGGTGCGTTTTGACACCGATACAATTCAGGTCTCGGTTGAGAGCTTTAAGGCGGGCGATATTCCGAACGTTCCGATCCTTGAGTTGCGGGTATGAGTACTGCGGCGCTTCAGGCGCATTTGGCCAGTTGTACAACAACAGTGTGTCGGGCTTGGGCAGTGACGCGGGCCGATGGCGTTGTGTTTGGGTTCACCGACCATGACGCGCCGCTGGCGTTCGAGGGCCTCACGTTTTCGGCGTCCTCGGGGATGACCGCGCGGGCACTTGAGCAGACAACCGGATTGGCGGTCGACAATTCAGAGGCTGTTGGCGCGTTGAGTGATCCAGCGATTAGGGAAGTGGACATTAAGGCTGGGCGTTTCGATGGCGCGCGCGTGCGCGCCTGGTCGGTGAATTGGGCGAATGTGGACGAGCGGCGTTTGGTCTTTCGCGGATCACTTGGCGAGATTGAGCGGTCGGGGCAGTCGTTTCGCGCTGAGTTGCGGGGATTGGCAGAGGCTNTGAACCAGCCGAGCGGGCGGGTCTATCAACGCCATTGTGGCGCGGTTCTGGGCGATGGTGCTTGCGGCGTTGATCTGGACGATCCGGGGTTTTGGATTGAAGCAGACGTGATTTCGATTGAGCGCGGGGCGGTTCTGCGACTGTCGAGCCAAAGCGGCCATGCGGATGGGTGGTTCGCGCGGGGACCAATTGAAGTTCTGACCGGGGCTGGCGCTGGTGATCGCGGATTGGTCAAGCGCGACCGGCAAGAGGCCGAGGTGCGTTTGATCGAAGTTTGGGATGTTTTGAGTGCCGGGTTGGCCCCCGGAGACCGGGTCCGGCTTGTTGCGGGATGCGACAAGCGCGGCGACACATGTCAAGTAAAGTTTAGCAATTACAGTAGGTTTCAGGGCTTTCCTGATATTCCAGGTGAAGATTGGCTGGTGTCGTATCCAACCCGCGCGGGCGGAAATAGCGGTGGGAGTCTGCGGTCGTGATGTCTGCGCAAATTGTTCGTGAGGCGCGCAGTTGGATCGGGACGCCGTATCGACATCAAGCCTCTGTGAAAGGGGCAGGAACGGATTGTCTTGGTCTGTTGCGGGGTGTGTGGCGCGCACTTTATGGCGCTGAGCCAGAGGCGATCCCTGCCTATTCACGCGATTGGGACGAGATTTCGAAGTTCGACATTCTGCGAAGCGCGGCGGAGCGGCATTTGGTTTTGCGGCATGACGGGCGTGCTCAGGAGGGGGACGTCATCTTGTTTCGTATGCGGCGTGGTGCTGTGGCAAAGCATCTTGGGATCTGCTCGGGCGCCGACCGATTTGTACATGCTTATGCGGGACATGGTGTTGTTGAGAGTGCCTTGTCGGAGCCATGGCTTCGGCGCGTAGACGGTGTTTTCGCGTTCCCTGAGTTTGACTGACCGAAACCCTTAAAATTTTGGAGGCCCCATGGCCACGATATTACTTTCTGCTGCCGGTGCAGCGGCTGGCGCAGGCGTCGGCGGGTCGGTTCTTGGTGTGTCTGCTGCGGCTCTTGGACGTGCGGTAGGGGCGACGGTTGGACGGGTCATTGACGGCAAGATATTGGGCGCGGGTTCGCCAACCGTTCAAACCGGTAAGATCGACCGTTTTCGCCTGACAGGCGCGAGCGAGGGCGCGCCCGTGGCTCAGGTTCACGGGCGCATCCGAGTGGCGGGTCAGGTGATCTGGGCGACCGACTTTCAAGAGGTGGTTTCGGAGTCCGGTGGCGGAAAGGGGGCGCCGAGTGCGCCGAAGACACAGAGTTTTTCGTACTCGATATCATTAGCAATTGCCTTGTGCGAAGGCGAGATTTCACGGGTCGGGCGCATTTGGGCAGATGGCACTGAAATCTCGAAAAGTGATTTGAATTTAGTAGTTTACGCGGGCGATAAGAGGCAACTTCCTGATCCCAAAATGGAAGCGGTTGAGGGGGTTGGCAATGTTCCGGCCTATCGCGGTACGGCGTATGCGTTGTTTGAGGATTTGCAGCTTGCGCCGTTTGGAAACCGCGTGCCGCAGTTCACCTTTGAGGTGATGCGGACCGGAGCGGGCGATCCGGCGGATCACGTGCGCGCTGTCGCGATGATCCCGGGGACTGGCGAGTACGCTTTGGCCACAACACCGGTGCATTTCGACGAGGGACAAGGGCGCAGCCGGTCCGTGAATGTGAATTCGCCGTCGGGTGACACTGATTTTCAGACGTCTCTGGATGCCTTGGTGGAAGAACTTCCCGATTGCGGTGCTGCCTCTTTGGTCGTGTCGTGGTTTGGCAATGATTTGCGCTGTGGATCGTGCGAAATCCGCCCCAAGGTTGAGCAGACCGATGTCGATGGTGAAGGGATGCCTTGGGAGGTGTCTGGTGTCGGGCGTTCCGTGGCGGCAACCGTGCCGTTTGAAGATGCGCGCCCGGTCTACGGAGGCACGCCTTCGGACGCTTCGGTGATTGAGGCGATACGGGCAGCGACTGACGCGGGGCAGGCGGTAATGCTGTACCCGTTTATATTGATGGAGCAGCTTTCCGGCAACGATCTGCTTGATCCTTGGAGTGGAGCGATGGGCCAGCCCGCTTTGCCCTGGCGTGGGCGGATAACGACGTCATTGGCTCCGAATGTGAGTGGAACGACGGATGGCACTGCCGCGGCTGCTGACGAGGTGGCGGCGTTCTTTGGGACGGCGGCGGCGGATGATTTCGTGATCGATGGCACGCGTGTTTTGTTCACCGGCACGGATGGGTTCAGCTATCGCCGGTTCATTTTGCATTATGCGACGCTTTGCGCGGTCGCGGGTGGAGTTGACGCGTTTTGCATTGGTTCGGAGATGCGCGGTCTGACCCAAATTCGGGGTGCGGCGAGCGCTTTTCCGGCGGTTGAAGAATTGGTTGCCTTGGCGGCTGAGGTGCGGGCTATTCTTGGGCCGGATGTGAAAGTCGGCTATGCGGCGGATTGGTCAGAGTATTTCGGCTATCATCCGCAAGACGGTTCGGGGGATGTGTTCTTTCATCTTGACCCACTATGGGGCGACGAAAATATCGACTTCGTCGGCATCGACAATTACATGCCGTTAAGTGACTGGCGTGACGGTGACACGCATGCGGATAGCGAGTGGCGGTCTGTTCATAACCCTTCGTACTTAAAGGCGAATATTGCCGGGGGCGAGGGATTTGACTGGTATTATAAGAACGCGGCTTCTGAGGGATTACAGATCAGATCCGCAATAGAAGACGGTGCTTACGGCGAGCCTTGGGTGTATCGATTTAAGGACGTGCGCTCGTGGTGGTCCAAGGCGCATCATGACCGAATTGCCGGGGTGCGGCAGGCGGCTTCTAGCGATTGGGTGCCGGGGTCTAAGCCGATTTGGTTCACCGAAATTGGCTGTTCTGCGATGGATAAGGCGACCAATCAACCGAACAAGTTTGTGGATCAGAAATCGTCCGAAAGCTCGCTTCCGAAGTACTCGAATGGTGCGCGGGATGATCTAATCCAAATGCAGTACCTGCGCGCGATGGCCGAGTTTTGGCGTGCGCCTGAAAACAATCCGGAGGCAGCTCTTTATAGCGGCCAGATGGTTGATCCTGACCGGATGTTCGTCTGGGCATGGGACACGCGGCCGTTTCCGCATTTTCCCGGGAATTCAGCGCTTTGGAGCGATGGTGAAAACTATGCGCGCGGCCATTGGCTGTCGGGTCGGGTTTCGTCGCGGTCCTTGGCGGGAGTTGTGCGGGAGGTCTGTGCTGAAGCTGGTGTGACGGATGTGGATGTGTCGGAGCTTTACGGATTTGTGCGAGGCTATCGGCTTGAGGGGAACGAGGACGCGCGTACGGCGCTGCAGCCTTTGTTGCTGGCGTCGGGCGTGGATGTTGTCGAGCGTGATGGGCAGTTGGTGTTCAAGAACCGTGACGCGCGGTCTTTATCGGTCGTGACGCCTGATGATCTTGTCGATGACGGCGAGGCCGGGCAAGTGGTGCAAACGCGTGAACCGGTGGTGGATGTGCCGGGGCGTGTACGACTGAATTTTGTCGAAGCGGACGCCAACTATCAAGTCCGAGCGGAAGAGAGTATTTACCCGGATTCAGATAATTCAGGCATCGCCAACAGCGAGGTCGCGCTTGTCTTGACGCAATCCGAAGGGTTCCAAACCACCGAGCGATGGTTATCCGAGGTGAGGGTTGCTCGTGACACGGTGGCTTTTGTTCTACCACCCTCGTTTGATGTGGCGGCAGGGGATGTGGTTCAGCTTGAGACGCAGGATGTGTCGGGGCAGTTCCGGGTGGATCGGATTGAGGATGCGGGTCCCAAAGTGATCGAGGCCGTGCGCGTTGCTGCAGGTGCATATGATCCGGTGCCAGCCCCTGAAACGTTGGTGGCGACGCCGCCAGTGATTGCGCCCTTGCCGGTTTGGCCAGTGATGTTTGATCTGCCGTTGCTGGCAGGCGATGAAAACCCTGACGCGCCTTGGGTGGCGGCGACGGCGTCTCCCTGGCCCGGTTCCGTGGCGGTTTATGGCTCGGATACGGGTGACGAATGGGGCTTTGAAACCGCGCTGTCGCAAGCTGTGATGATGGGCGAGACGATGACACCTTTGGTGCACGCGCGCGCCGGTCAGTACGATCGTGGCGCGCCGTTGGAAGTTGCTTTTTCGGGCGGTGCGTTAAGCAGCGTTGGCGAAAGCGCTTTGCTTAGCGGTGGCAATGTTGCGACGATTGGCAACCCGGAAACGGGCATCTGGGAGGTGTTCCAATTCGCAGACGCAGCGTTGATCGGTTTGGACACATGGGCGCTGTCGATGCGACTTCGCGGACAGCGCGGCACGGACGGGGTCATTCCCGATGTTTGGCCGGTCGGATCGGTTGTGATCGTGTTGGATGCGAGCGTGGTGCAGGTGCCGATCCCGCCAACAAAGCGCGGTGTCTCGCGATCCTATCGGATTGGACCGGGGTCAAAAGCTGTGGATCACCCGGCGTATCGGATACTTGAGCATACGGCGAATGGCGTGGGTTTGCGTCCCTACCAGCCTGTTCATCTGGAGTGGCAACGCGAGCCTTCAGGCGATGTCGGAATTGCCTGGACGCGACAATCGCGGATTGATGGCGATCTTTGGGGCTTGAGTGACACGCCATTGGGCGAAACGCAGGAGGCCTATCAATTGCGTGTTTCAGTTAGTGGCGTCGTGCGGCGGGAAGTGACCGTGACCTCGTCTGCATGGGTGTACAGCGAGGCAGATCAGCTTGCTGACGGCATGAGCGGGGCATTCACCGTCGGGGTGGCACAGATTTCGGAGCGTTTTGGTCCGGGACTTTATGGAGAGGTGACTGTGGATGACTAAGACAACACAATTGGGGTTGCCGTTGGTGCAACCCGCGCAAGCGCAAAAGCATGTGACGGTGAACGAGGCTTTTGCACGGCTTGATGCATTGGCGCAGATCACATTGGCCGGGGTTGGTGGGAGCGTTGCTCCGGCGAACCCTGCGGAAGGCGCGCTTCATGGGGTAGGTGTGGGGGCAAACGGCGAATGGTCCGGCGAAGATGGGCGATTGGCGCTGTTTTTGAACGGCGGCTGGCTTTTCGTTACTCCGCAAGTGGGCTGGCGCGGTTGGCGCATGGACACTGGCGTGTCAGTTGGTTTTGACGGGATCGACTGGGTCGAAGGAGGCGGTGCGTTTTCGGCCAATGGTGCAGGCTTTGTGCATCGCAGTGTTGAAGTGGACCACGCTGTTGGCGCGGGTGCGACAAGCGCTGTTGCCGGATTTATTCCCGCCAGCGCAACGGTTTACGGCATTACCGGGCGGGTTCTGTCTGACATCAGTGGAGCCAGCAGTCTTGAAATTGGCGTTTCCGGGAGCGCAAACCGCTATGGCAGCGGGATAGGTGTATCGGTTGGCTCTTGGGCGCGTGGTATTACGGGCAATCCGCTCGCTTACTACGCCGATACCGACCTTTTGCTGACGGCGACAGGCGGCGCTTTTGACGGTTCTGGCAGTGTCCGTCTAGTCGTACATTTTGCCGAACTGACGCTGCCACGCGCTTAGCCTGCGTCAACCTTTTGCGCAGGAAAGGCATAGACTTACGGTCGGGTCTATTTCGATCCGACCGGCGGGG